AAAATGCCTGAAATGAACGAAGAGCGTTCCAAGCTCTTATTTAATGCATCTTCAATGGAGGTCTTACAGCCCGAAGGTGAAAGTAAAAAACGCAAGTTTAAGGGCGTGGCTTATGCGGGTGGTCGTGTAGACGGTCATTGGTATTGGGGGCGCTCAGGAGTTGTATTTGATCTTGATGGCATCGAGATTGATAAACCAACCGCATTACTTGAGGAGCATTTCAGTTCAGGGCGTGTGGGAGTTGTAAAGCAGGTCAGCACCACAGGAAAAATTGAAGTTGAGGGTGATTTTCTTAGCAACACCAAAGCAAAAGAAATCGTTCAAGACTCCGATGATGGCTTTCCTTTCCAAATGTCGATGTACATCGATCCAGGCTCAATCGAAGAAGTGTCTAACGGTAAATCTGTTGTTGTAAATGGGCAGACATTTGAAGGTCCAATCACAGTATTTCGTCAAAATCGCATTCGTGAATTTACGATCTGTACAACTGGTGCTGATCGAAACACTTCAATCAATGCCTTCTCAGGCAAACAACAAACCAAACAAGAGGACACAAACGTGACCGAGTTAGAACAAGCAAAAGAAGCCCAAAAACAGGCTGAAAAGCAGCGTGATGATGCACTGGCTGAGTTAAATAAATTTAAAGCAGATCAACGTGCTGAAAACATTGCATCACTTCAAAAAGAGCTGAATACAACTTTTAGCGCTGAAGATCTTAAATCTTATACGGATATGGATGACGCCGTATTTGCATTTACCGCAAAGCAGCTTCGCCAATTCTCAGGTAAGCAAGAGCCACAAAAGCAAGGCTTGCCAAGTCAATTGTTTAGTCATCAAGCGAATGGTGATCAAGGTCAAGGTGGTCAGCAAGGTGATAAGCATCGCTTTACGGCGGGTATCGAAAACTTAAAAGCAATGAAGGCAGGTAAATAATGAACTTCGCAAATACAACACATACTAATCAGGACTTGAGTCTTGATGCAGGTAAAGAGCGCACATCCTCAGCACTACCAACGACTGCTACGGCGTACAAAAAAGGCGATCTTTTAGCGTTATCTGAAGCCAATGTATTGACCCACGCAACCGATGAAAAAACATGGGATGTGATCTGTGGTCGTGATGTTACAGCAGCAGAAGCAACAGCAATGGTCACCAATGGTGTGGAATTCGATATTTTCTACGCAGGTAAATTTAACGCGGCAGCAGTTTCATTAAACGGCACCAAGTTAGCAGCAAATAAAATCGCAGCGGCACGTGCCAAAGCAATCAAAAACCGTATTGAATTAGCAAAGGTGTAAGACATGCCACAAACATTTACGATTAATAACGCTCCTATTGAGCTTCTCGATGTGCAAGAAATGGTTTTAGTGCATGAATTGCATCGACCACTAGACACATGGCTTTTAGATCGCTTTTTCCCTAATACACGTGGTTTTGCACGTGATGAAGTGCCAGTTGCTGAACTAAGTGCAGAAATCGACATTGCACCACTGGTCGCACCAACTAAAGCGGGTAAGCCATTCGATCCAAAAACTTTAACAAAAGCAGATTTTGTAAAGCCTGCTTACTTGAAGCCTAAAAATCAGGTGACAACTAGCAACTCATTTGATTTAGCACTTGTTCGTAAGCTTCGTGAAGCAAAAATCTTAGCCACTGGTTCACAAGCATTATCTGATCCAGAAAAATTGATCTTGGCGCAGATTGAAACAATTCAGCGCAACCGCAATTCAATTGATAACCGCAAGGTATTGATGGCTGCGGAATACTTAACAACTGGTCAGATGGTACTTGAATCAGATGACTATAAGCGCAATGTGGTTTCTTACGGTCGTGATCCGTCTTTGTCGTACAACCCTACGATCGCATGGGATCAAGCAAATGCAACACCGTACAAAGATATCAAAGCCATGGCTCAGCGTTTAGTAGATACGGGTGCTGGTACTGCAAAAGTATTGCTTACATCGTCTAAAAACTGGGGTTACTTAAAAGCAGATCCTGAGTTCCAAGCGGAATATATCAAACCAAATGAAGGTATCAATATTCCATTTGAGCAAACAATGGGTATCGGTGAGAGCGCCGTATTCCGTGGCACATTTGATAATATTGAAGTGTGGACCTACGATGCGACATATGTTCGAGACGGTGTGCGTACACGCTATATCCCATCGGGTTATGTAGGCTTAATTGCTGATGTAAGTGGCTTTGTGGCTCAATGTCAGATCAAGCATCTTGAAGCTGCTGGTCAACCTTTGGACTACTTCGATGTTCAATGGCAAGAAAAAGACCCATCTGCAATCCAAGTATTAACAGAGTCAGCGCCATTACCAGTACCAAGTAATAAAAATGGTGTGTGTGGCGGTACGGCATTTAGCGCATAAGGATGCAAATATGACTAAGACATATATCGCCGTAGGTAGCGTTGGTGAAACGTTACCAGGACAAGAAGTAAAGGGTTTGAATGCAGATCGTATTCAGGCTCTTTTAGCATCTGGAGCTATTGAAGAAGAAAAAGCTCCAGAACAACTTAAGGCTGATGGTACTGCTGAACGCTTAGCTGAACTTGAAAAGGAAAATGCCGAACAAGCAGAAACTATCAAGCTCATGACTGAAGAGAAAGCGAAGTCTGATCAGGAAAAAGATGGGCTTGAAACGAAAGTTGCTGAACTTGAAAAGGCTTTAGCCACATCAGAAGCCGCTTTAAAGAAAGCTACTGCCGAAGCCAAGAAAGCGGCGTTAGCTGAAAAGTAAGGTGACCCATGTACGCGACTGAAGCAAATCTAGTTGCGCGGTTTGGTGGTGAAATTGATGAATTGAAGTTGATGCATGCAAGTGCATCAACTGCTGTTCAAGATGCCTTACAAGACGCATCAGAAGAAATTAATGGGTACATCGGTGGTCGCTATCCTTTACCTCTGCCAAATGTGCCCAGTAATTTAGAGCGAATGGCGTGTGACATTGCGCGCTATCGTCTTTATTTCCAACAACCCACTGAAGAAGTGCGTAAGCGTTATGAAGATGCGGTTAGCTTTTTAAAGCTCGTTGCAACCAATAAAGCACATTTGCAAATTCAGAATGTGGAAACCAGCCAGATCGTGGATGACCAACCCAAAAATAAACCATCTACAGCACCAATAGGCACGACTTATACAGGTGGTGTTTTTGGTGATGATGTCCTTGGAAAAATGCCAAGCATTAAGTGAGGTGATTATGGCCTTTGCTATCTCAATTCAAACAGATAGCTCACCAATAGAAGCGATTCTTAAGAAGCTTAGTGATTTTGATACTTATAAAGATGATTTATATGTGGAAATTGGTGGGTACGGTGTTACTTCAACTCAAGAGCGTTTTTTTAACCAACACAATGTAGATGGCAATCCATGGAAGCAATCTTGGAGAGCAAAACTACAGAATGGTCAGACTGGTCGTGATAATGGCGATTTAATGAATGAGTTGCATTTTAACTTGCGTCCAAACGGTATTGAGTGGGGATCAAACAAAACGTATGCCCATGTCTTTCACTTTGGAGCGCATATCACTCCTAAAAATGGCCAGTACATTACCTTTGCTGTTGGTGGTCAATATCGGAAGGTGAAAGAGGTAAACATCCCCTCAAGAACTTTTCTAGGTATTAACGCAGAAGATGAGCAATCAATACTAAACATTATAGGAGCTTTTATTGATGAGCACATTCTTCGCAGTACGTGATGAGATAGTCGAGAAATTAAAGGAAATTCCTGATTTTCTTAAAATTTATACCCCTTTGAATTCAGTACAAATTTCAGAAATGTCACAAGTGGTTCCGTCCGTACATGTCAACTTTGCACGTGTTGTTAAGCAAGCTGAAGTGGGAAGAGGGGCATTAAATAAATTAGGCCAGCAATGGGCTGTGACTGTGGCATGTCGCAATGCAAAGTCACAGCTTAACGATGGACGTGCTGTAAGTGATGAAGTCGGATTGTTGACTGAAAAAGTGATCCAGCTTTTATCTGGATGGGAGCCTGATTCATCCACTAGCGAATTAAGATTTGTCTCGATTAGTGATGGGTATAGTGCAGCATTCGCCTATGTGACGATTATCTTTGAATCTGAAAAATTCATTTAGGAATCTTATGAAAACGCAATACAAAGCCCTAAAGCCGATTGGTCCATGGGTGAAAGGTCAAATTGTGGGTGATTTACCACAAAAAAAAATTAAACAGCTTTTAGATGATGGCGTGATTGAAGCAATCAAGCCTGAGTTGAAAGCAGAAGCCAAACCAAAATCAAAAGAGGTGCCTGCGAATGGCTAAGAAGTACATTTCATTGCGTGGTAAGTTCTCCCTTGCCCCGATTGTTGAAGGCGTTGTAGGTGCTATGCGAGAGCTGGGAAACATTCCTGACTTTACGCTTGAAATCACGGCTGACAAAATCGAGCACACCGAGTCAATGTCAGGTGATGATACGACCGATTTAGTGATATACAACACTACCGCAGTTTCATTCAGTGGCACACTTGAGCAAGTTGATGCAGATAACCTGGCATATATCCTGTCGGGTAAAAATGTAGCTGTAGCGACCAAAACCGTAGCTAACCATGATTTAGGTGCAGTCAAGAAAGGTCAGAAGATCAAACTAGATGGTTTTAATCTAACTCTACCAACGGTGACTGATGGAGCATCAACACCAGCTCCTATTGAATCAACGAAATATAAGCTAGATGCGGTTTATGGCACCATCGAGTTTCTTGATGATCTGCCAAAAGTTGTAATTGGTTATAAAACTGGCGCCGTGACACACACTACGATCGCATCTGATTTTGGTGCTGAATATGCATTGTTCTTTGAAGGCATTGATAAGATCAGCAAAGACAAAGTGTTCTTAGCTTTGCACCGTACAATTAAATCGCCCGATTCGAGCTTTGGCCTAATTCATGAAGAATTTGGTTCATACGAAATCAGTGGAGATGCTCTAGGTGATCTGACCAAAGATAAAGATGGTGCGCTTGGCTTATACGGTTACTACACCCAAATTCCTAAAGCTGCATAAACCCACTACAGGCACTTAAATAGGATGCATTAGGCATCTTTTTTTGTGCCTGTACTTTTTGAGATTTCATCATGAATGATTTTTTTATAGCTTCAAATCGACCTGTCAAAGTTGGCGATCTATTGGTGCACCAGTTGCAGATGCATAACTTTGATGAGTGGTCGGGTGCAGCGCAGGTCGTTAAAGACTTTTTGAATAATCATTCAGATGAAACCACACAAAAGATTTTTGATACTCATCCATTTGAATCGACGCAATTGATAGCCCATTGTTTGCAACACAGCATTGAGCAGGTCATCGATCTATTCAAAAAAGATGACTCACTCAATGTCTTGTTATTGGATGCTGTCATTAAAGTGAATGACGCATTTTTTTCCGAGCCCAAACCTAAACACCGGGGCGATGTAGATCCGCGTAAAAAGAGTAGTTGGTTTGATGTATTTCAGTTGCTGGTATCTAATGGTCACTCACATGAAAGCATCATGCAATTGAGCTACGGTTCATTCCGACACTACCTTAAAGCAGCTCAAAAAAATGAGCGCATTAAAATGCGTAATTTAGCGATTGCAACTCGGGCGCAGAATGCTATCAATAAGAAGTTCAATGAATTTATTAAGAGTCTTGAGAAAGACCAGTAACATTCACATTGTGCTGTGAATTTTAGCAGGTTATGATTTATCCAATTATAACGAGGGGTAAATTCATGAAAAAATTATTGGCTGGCTTGTTATTAGTCACATCATTTTCGGTTATGGCTGCTGAAACTCGCAGCTTCCGTGTAGGGGGTGATATTGTTCAAGTTGGCGATTCGGTTGGCTCATTGGTAATTAAAGCAGGAAAGCTTATTTACCAGCAATCTTATACAGTTGATACTGGCAACAATACTACGATCTCAGTGACAGATTACATTTATGAAGTTGGAAACGAGATTTATACCGTAACCGTTCGTGAAGGTCGCGTATCTAAAATTACTTGGGAACGTCGCTGAGGATTAGAAATGAAATACGGGTTGATTGGGGTTATTGTTATTATTATTGGTCTTTTTTATTTTATGTCTCAAAGCAATAAGGCTGATGCAGAACGTTTAAAGCAGGCCGAGATTGCTCATCAGCAGAAGTTGGAGTCCGAGAAAGCTGCGGGACTAAATAAAGAATATGGCGGCTCCCCTATAAAAGAGGAGACTATAAATAAAGTAGTCGATGCCAAAATGGAAAAAACAGTAGAGGTTACGCCAAAACAAGCTCAAGAATTAAATAAAATTATTCTTGAATGGACTGATGCGGCAACAGTAGCAGGTGCGACTGGTAGAATTGCTTTATCGCAACCAGTAGCAAAAATGCAGGAAATTAAAAGAAATATTTCTACAAAAAAATACCAGGGTTGCGCAGAATCTACTCGCTTATTGTATGTTGATGCTATGACAACCAACGTGGATGCTTATCTAGAATTTATGAAAGGGAAGGAGTACGAGATTCAGGCTGCTACCTTAATGACAGATTACGAGAAACAGTTGGAAATGGCGCAGCGTGAACAGAAAAATTGCGCAATACTCCAATAATAAAAAAGCCCCTAGGGTGCTTTTTTAATGCCTAAATTTAACCACCTTCAGGTGGTTTTTTATACCTGAAATTTGAGGTCTAAATGTCAAAAAATCTAACTTTTAAACTCATCATGGATGGTGATAGCAAAGGCCTTGTAGCCGCTGCCAAGCAATCTGAACAAGTTGTATCTAAAGTTTTTGAGGCTATTAAACAAGAAGCAAACCAAACTCGATTAGCAACTAATAATGCTACACAGGGTATTGATCAGCTTGGCAAAGAATCCACCACAGCAGCGGTGGAGGTTAAAAAGCTTGATTCAGAGCTTGCAAATACCAATGTTGAATTAAGCAAAACAAATGCTTTGTCTAATGAAGCAACCAAGGGTATTAAGGGTCTAAAAACTGGATACACAGCACTAACGAGTGCGATGGCTGCATTGGGTATTGGCGCATCTGCAACTGAAATTGCTCGAACTGCGGACGAGTTTAAGGTTTTAGAAGCAAGAATTGGGCTTGTTACATCTAAAAGCGGGAATTTTACTCAAGCTTTTGAGGGTGTTAAAAAGATTGCGATTGAAACAAGATCCAATCTTACGGCTACAGCGGAATTATTTACCCGAGTAAAAACTGCAACCGATCAGCTGGGTTATTCGCAGGAACGAGCTTTAGGAATAACGGATTTAGTTAATAAATCACTGATTGTTGGTGGTGGCCTTGCAGCATCAAATGAGGCAGCTATTTATCAATTTAACCAAGCCTTGCAGTCTGGCGTTCTCCGTGGTGAGGAATTCAATAGTGTGATGGAGCAAGCACCACGTTTGGCCAGAGCTCTTGCAGATGGTTTGGGTGTAAATATTGGTAAGCTGCGTGAAATGGCTAACACGGGTCAGCTCACATCAAGTGTTATTGTTAAGGCGTTAGAAAGTCAATCAAAAGCACTTAATGAAGAATTTTCAAAAATGCCCATTACTATTGGGCAGTCGATTGAAAATCTAAAAACAGCTTGGACTTTATATATCGGGGAGGCAGATGCTGCCACTGGGGCCAGTACAAAAGTTGCCGAAGCAATCAAATTTGTAGCTGAGAACCTCGAGGTTTTAGTTTCAACTCTTACAACGGTGGCTCAAGCTTACGTAGCCTATAAAGCGCTTGGTATTGCAGCAAGCTTTCTAGAAAAAGCAAATGCTGCGAAAATTGCACAAGCTGCAATTGCCACTGAAACAGCATCCATCGTTACAAACACCCAAGCGCAGTTGGTAAATACCCGAGCAACTCAGGCAGCAATTGTTGCGAAAAATCAACTCACAGTCGCTACAAATGCAAGTAATACAGCGAATGTAGCAGCATCAGGTGTTATTGGAAGAGTATCGACTGCTGCAAATGGCTTGAAGGGGAGTATTGCAGGGGTTCTATCTCGATTTGGTGCATATGGAGCAGCGGCTGCTGGTGTCATTTTAGCAAGTGATTTAATTGTTGATGGATTTAAGAAAACGGATGAGTGGCTATTAAAGCAAGGGGCTGATTTCATTGATTGGGCTGTATCTAGAGCCACTGGTACGAAGTCCTTAGTGGATCAAGAAAAGGAATTTATTGCAGCTGAAGAGGCCTCACGTAAGAAGCAGGAAGAGGTTGCGGCTGCAAAAGCAAAAAATGCTGAACGCACTGAAATGCTTAAAAATGCCTCTCTTGGTCTTAACGAGGCATCTAAAGCAACAGTTGTGGAGTTTGAGAAACTTGTCAAGGAGGGTGCTAAGGTTTCAGATGTTTTGGGGCAAATTGCAAAATCTTTCAATTTCAGCACCACTACAGGTATTAATGATGGGCTCACTGCGTTACTGGCACTCCAGACTCAAGGCAAGGCTACCGCTGAAGAGATTAGAAAAGCCTTAACAGGCATTCTTTCTGACGAGGACTTGGTTAAGTTTCAAGGCCGCTTAGCGGCCATTCCAGTCAACATTGAGAAGCAACTTGAAGCAACTAATGCCAAGATTAAAGCCAAGCAACTTGAATTGGATAACTGGAAAAAAGCCAATTCAGATATGAACCAAAAAGACTGGGACGCTCAAGTCGAGAAGCAGCGAGATGGTATTGAAAAGCTTCAAGCTGAGGCTAGCGCTCTACATGTTCAGTATGCTAATTCCGTGCGGGGCGCAGCAATGGTTCAAGGCGCCATTCTGGATGAGGCTATTCGTCGTACTGGATTGAGCTATGAGGAGCTACAAGGTAAATCCACCAAGGCATTTGAGAAGGCATCCAGTGATGTAAGTATTGTTG